CGCCCGGCTGGGTGCCCATCATCACCAAGGACCCCTTCGGGCGCCTCACCGTCTTCAAGTGGTTCTCCTGGCCCGACGAGAAGGCCGCCATGGGGCGCTACGTCGAAGCTCATGGCGCAGGCGACGTCTACTTCAAGCCCATGACGTTCACCCAGCCGCCCTCCCTGTCGGACCCCCGCCACGCCACCAAGGCCAACGTGCTGCGCTGTGAGGTCGTCTACTGCGACGGCGACGACATGGACCCCTCTAAGCTGGCGATCCTGCCCACCACGTTCGTGCGCACCTCGCCGGGCCACTGGCACGGGTACTGGCGGTTCCTGGACGCCGAGAATCTGTCGAACAACGACCTTGAGGACCTGTCGCACGGCCTGTACAACGCTCATGCCGGGGACGGCATGGACCGCGGCTGGCCCCTGGCCAAGATGCTGCGCGTCCCCTGGTCCTACAACACGAAGCCAGAATACGGCGCGCCATTCCGCGTCACCCAGTACTCCGAGGAGACCGTCAGGAGAAGAGGGGCGGGCGGTGTCGACCTGGTCGAGATCCAGCGCGAGGGCGATGCCGTCACCGTCGCCGAGTTCGCCGCCCACTACCCCCCGGCCGAACCACTGTCCCAGGAGGAGCTCGACTCCAAGGTCCCCCAGGAGCAGGACCCCAACGAGATCTACCGCCTGCTCGCCCTGGTCAACAACTCCGTCGCCAACGACCTGTTCATGATCCGCCCCGAGATCGGCGACGACTGGTCCGCCCGCATGTACCACCTCCAGTGCATACTCATGGAGGCGGGGTTCGACGCCCGCTCCTGCTACCTCGTCCTGCACGAGGCCGCCTGCAACAAGTACCGGCGAGACGGCCGCCCCGACATCGACCTGTGGGTGCAGGTTCAGCGCGACGCCGCAAGGTGGAGGCAGTACCACGACGGCGAGGACTTCATCATGGACGACGACGCCGACATCCTCCGCGTCCTCGGCCTCACCCCCCTGGAGGGCGTCAACCAGTTCGGCGATGAGTCCTCCCCCGAAGCGCTCGTCGACCGCCTGCCCTCCGTGCTCGACGCCGACGCCAACGGCCTGTACTGGACGCGCGTACAGTTCCTCCACCCCGAGGAGCAGCCCATCAACGACACGTTCATCGACGCCTTCACCTCCTGGGTGGGGCACAAGTCCCCGCAGGCCCCCTGGGAGTTCTCCGTGGCCGGGGGCCTGGCCATGCTCTCCGCCCTCTTGTCCCGCTACGCCAAGCTGCCGCTCACCTTCACCGACATGGGCCTCAACCTCTACTGGCTGGTTCTGGGCCGCACCACGCAGTCGCGCAAGAGCACCGCCCTGCGCCTGGCCCGCGGGGTGCTCAGCGATGTGGCCGAGAAGGCCGGTGTCGACAGCAGCGGCTACGAGGCCCCCGAGGACGCCACCGCCGAAGCCCTCCAGGAATGGCTGGGCGACCTGCCCCGCCTGTCCACGCTGCTCAGCGTCGACGAGGTCCAGGACACCTTCGCCGCCGCCTCCCGCAAGGGCTCCTACATGGCCGGGTTCATCCCCATGCTCACCAAGATCTACGACGGCAGGGTCCCCGCCATCCTGCGCAAGACCGGGGGCCTAGCCAGAAAGGGCGGTGTCGACCACCAGATGTCGTTCTACGGCACCGGCATCTTCGACCTCACCGCCCGCTACCTGACCATGGAGCGCATCATCTCCGGCTTCGTACCCAGGTGTCTGGTTGTCGTCGACTCCCGCGAGGGCTTCGAACCGGGGGCGAACGACGTCGCGTGGCGCATGGGGGAGCGGGCCCGTGTCGACCAGGTGCGCGACATGCTCATCCACCACCTGACCTCCGTGGTCAAGCACTGGGACAAGGGCTTCCAGGCCGCCGTGCCGGTGTCGGGCCCGTTCGACGACCTGCGCGTACCCCTCAAGTGCGATCAGGACGCCCTGGAGCGCTGGAAGTGCTTCGCCTACGACGTCACGTTCCTGGCCGCCAACCACCCGCTCAACGCCGTGGCCCTGTTCCCCACCTGCGAGCGGCTGTCGTTCTCCGCCCTGCGGGTGGCGGCCCTGCTGGCCATGACGGAGATGAAGGACACCATCGAGCTGCGCCACGTCGTCAAGGCGATCGACCTGGCCGGAACGTGGGCCAGGTGCGCCGAGGCCCTGGTCAACCAGGTCGACTCCAACGGCTTCTCCCGCATGGTCTCCGACGTCGAGCAGTGGGTCGCCTCCCAGCCGGGCCACAGGGTGTCGTACGCCGCTCTGGTCACCAAGTTCCAGAACAAGTTCGACGGCCCCGAGGCGCTCACCCGGATCCTCATGCACTGCCAGAAGAAGGGAACCCTGCGAGACATTCTGCCAAACCCCGAACGCCCGGGCGACCGCGAGGTCGTCTACACCGCCCGGACCGTAACCGACGCATAGCAAACCAGCACAACAAGAAGAGAGAGAGAACCATGATCACCCACCGAGAGCCGGCCAAGACCATCTACTCACCCCACCCACTCCTGGGGGCGCTCCTCGACCACCGCTTCGGCGACTGGCGCATCACGTCCCTCGACCCGGCGGGGTGGACGTCCACCCGCGGCGCCGTGTTCGACATCAAGTGCGTCTTCTGCGGACGGCACAGCCAGGCGTCCGCGTCGGGGCTGCTCGAAGGGCCGCTGTGCGGCTGCAAGGCGGGCATCAAGGCCAAAGGGCGCCAGCAGGCCGCGAGCGACCTGCGCCTGCGCAAGTCCCTGCTCAAGCGGGCCGACAACTGGCGCAAGAGCCCCGGGGGTATGACGTGGGCCAACGGCACGGAGGCCGTCAACTGGGTCCTGTCCAACTTCAACCTCCCCCCGTTCGACGACATGGACGGCTGGTCGTTCATGCGACCCGACAGCAGCCTGCCGTGGGGGCCCGACAACATCGACTTCCGCCCCAAGTTCGAGGTGCGCCAGAAGGTCGGCGAGGTTCCGTGGCGGGTCAAGGGCGAGGAGCGCCGCCGTCTCAAGGCGCAGGAGCAGGAACAGGAGGCCGACGGTGAGTGACTTCTGGGCCGCCAAGCCCGTGTTCCTGGTGCCCGACCCCCGTGACCTGACGGACGAGCAGATCGGGGTGCTGCGCGACGTCAAGATGGCAATGGGCAAGTCGATCGACCTGGCCGGACCCGACTGGCCTCTGGACCCCCGCCGCCCGGCCATCGGCCTGTTCGGTGTCGAAGGCCCGTGGACGGCCCCCGCTGACGGCAGCTTCGATGAGATCTGGCCGCTCGTCCTCCAGGGCCGTTGGACGGTGAGCGCCTCGGAGACGGGCGGGGCGCCGTGGATGACGCAGGACGTCCTGTGGCTCGACATCGAGACCTACTCGCCCGTCGACCTGGCAAAAGCCGGAGTGTATAAGTATACAGAGCACCCGGATTGGCGGATCCTCATGTGCTCCTGGGCTCTGAACGACGGCGAGGTGCATCGGGCCGAAGGGCACGAGGCGATCCTCAAGATCCCCGGCCTGTTCGACAAGAAGGTCCTCAAGATCGCTCACAACGCCTCCTTCGAGCGCATCAACCTGTCGAGGCTCAAGAGTCGAGGACGGGGGAAGTTCCTGCCCCCCGAGCAGTTCTTCGACACCGCCGCCCTCGCACGGGCGTGGGGGCTGCCCGCCTCCCTGAAGGACTTCGCCCTGGCGATGGGCGCCGAGGAGAAGGACGAGGCCGGAACCCGGCTCATCAACCTGTTCTCCAAGCCCAGCCGCAAGGGCGAACGGGTGACGAAGGAGGAGAAGCCCGAGGACTGGGCGGCGTTCGGCGCCTACTGCGACCAGGACGTGGAGACCATGCGCGACGCCGCCAAGCGGCTCGGGCGCGACTTCCCCCGTGGTGAACGCGCCGTCTACGAGGTCGACCAGCGAATCAACGACCGGGGGGTTCGTGTCGACGTCGAGCTGGCGAAGGCCGCCGAGCGCTGCTTCAAGGACAACCGTGCCGAGGCGCTGAAGGAGATTGAGAAGATCACCGGTGTCGACAACGGCAACTCGGTGGCCCAGCTGAGGGCGTGGCTGAAGAACCGGGGTGTCGACACGGAGGACCTGCGCAAGGATACGGTCAAAGAACTGTTGGAAGGGGAGATCCCCGACGACGTCCGCCGGGTGCTCACGCTGCGCCAGGAGTGCGCGGTGTCGGCCGCGGCCAAGTTCACCGCCGCCATCCGGGCCACGAACGACGACGGGCGCCTGCGGGGCACGATGCAATACTTCGGCGCGTCGACGGGTAGGTTCGCCGGTCGGCTCATCCAATTCCAGAATCTTGCTCGCGACGGTTTCAAGGGGCCTGACGGCAACTACGACATCGCCGCCGAGGAGGTCGCGGTCGGGCGTCTGCTGGAGGGCGGCTCGATCCCCTCGCCGGAGCTGAAGAAGCTGATCCGCCCGCTGCTCATGGGCCCGTTCGTCGTGTGCGACTACTCGTCGATCGAGCCCCGGGTGCTGGCATGGCTGGCCGGTGAGCAGTGGATGATCGACGCCTTCAACAACAATGAGGACATCTACGTCGCTACTGCTGAGCGCATGGGCGGGGCCGAGCGTGGGTTCGACCGGCAGAAGGGCAAGGTCGCTACCCTGGCCTGCCTGCCCGGATCGTCGCGGATCCTCACGAACCGGGGCCTGGTCCCCTTGCGAAACGTTCGTATCTCGGATAAAGTATGGGATGGCTCTCGGTTTACCGGGCACGGAGGAGTTGTCTACCGAGGGCGGAGGAGAGTGATGACTTATGACGGACTCACAGCAACGCCCGACCACACCGTCTGGGCGTGGAGCCTGGGGGCACCGAGGCCGGTACGACTCGAAGACGCCGCCGCCAGCGGATCACGTCTCGTACAATCAGGATCAGGTAGGACTCCGATTCGGGTGGGTGGAGATCCTGACAGCGGAGCACCGCTACACAAGGGGTTGGGGCGACGCCATGGTGCTGACCCGGTGCACCGGTTGCGGCCGCGAGCAGTGGACGAACTACACGAACCTGAAGACGGGGAAGTCGAAGGGGTGCTGGCCTTGCAGCCGTCCCCGGAAGATCCCCAAGAAGCTGGACCGAGTACTGACTGCGGCAAAGCAGCGGTGCACCAACCCGAACGACCCGCGGTACGCCCGCTACGGAGGCCGGGGTATCACCTTCGACTTCGATTCGGTCACCGAGGCGGGTCTGTGGATTCTGGAGAATCTGGGTCCCTGTCCGCCTGGGCGCGAGCTCGATCGCGTGGACAACAACCTCGGGTACGCCCCCGGAAACCTGCGGTGGGCAACCAGACGGCAGAACGCCTCGAATCGAGAGTGCTCTCGGCTCGAAGAGTACCGTCCCGAGGAGTGGCCGTACGAGGAGAACACCGTCCGACGCAAGCTCTCCGAAGGCTTTTCGAGAGAAGAAATCTTCCAGCAAGCCGAGTTGGCAGTGACGCACAAGCGCAAGGGCTGGCGTCGGATCCAGCAGCGGTTGACGTCTATGACATCCGAAATGCGGGCCCGCAGCATCGGTACACCGCGGAAGGAGTCCTAGTACACAACTGCGGGTACCGGGGCGGTGTCGGCGCCATGCTCGCCATGGGTGGGCGACACGTGCTTCCTCCGAGCGCCTCGGAGGATGAGGTTCGTAGACGACTCAAAGAGATCGTCGATGCGTGGAGAAATCACTCCCCCGCCGTCCGGCGCTTCTGGGCGCAGCTGGAGCGCATCCTGGGCACCGGAGGGGGTGTCGACACCGGCCTGGTCAGCATCGAGGTCAAGGGGCAGGACCGCTACGTGTGGCTCCCCTCCAAGAGGCCCATCGTCTACCGCGGCCTCACCCGACGCTGGAAGCAGCCCCTCGACGTCGACGGCACCCCCCTGGGCCCGGCCCGCCTTGTGCCCCACGTCCTCAACACGGGGGGCGACAGGGCCCGGGTCCCCTACAAGCCGCTGCACGGGGGTATCATCACCGAGAACATCGTGCAGGCCGTCGCACGCGACATCCTCGTCCAAGCGCTACGGAACCTGGAGGAGGCGGGCTGGCCCGTCGTCACCCACATCCACGACGAGGTCGTCTGTGAGATCCCCCAAGACAAGCGAGACCTCAGCGAGGCCGAGCTCGTCACCGAAGTGTCCGAGATCATGTGCCGTCCGCCCTACTGGGCCGACGACGATCTCGTGATCAAGGCCGCCGGTTACACCTGCCAGCGGTACCACAAGGAATGACAAGAGAGGAAGAGGAGAACATGTCCGACGACATGATCAACCACCCGCCCCACTACAGGCTCGGCGACCGCGAGGTCATCGAGATCACCGAGCACCTGGACTTCCTGTCCGGCAACATCGTCAAGTACATCTGCCGCGAGGGGCGCAAGAGGGGCGCCGACCCCCTGGCCGACCTGTACAAGGCGCTGTGGTACCTGGAGCGCAAGATCCGCCTCTACGACGGAATCCACGACAACATCCGGCACTCCGACTGCGCCCCGTACGCCTTCATCCGCGACGCGAAGATCGTCCTGAAGGCCGCCGGTGTCGACACCACGAACGTGACCGCCCTGGCGGGCATGCTGTTCACCCGGGGCGGGCGCCTGTACTACAACACCTGCGTCGACCCGGAGAACGTCGGCAGCCACGGATACGTGGAGGCCTCCGTCCCGTGGCCCGGCGACACCGAGCTCCGGCTCCTGCGCGCCCAGCGCGACCTGAAGTACCTCGACGAGGAGCGCGCCGAGCTCGCCGACACCATCCGCCGCCTGGCCGCACAGGTGGAGAACGACAAGAAGGAGAGCACCGATGAGTGACATCGACCCCGCTGTCGCCCGCGCCGTCGACGAGATCGACTACGTGGGCTGCAACACCGTCAACCCCTACAACTACCTGGCCGAGATCATGTTCCTGACCTCGGCCGCCTGGAGCAGCGGGGCCAAGCGATTCTCCCTGTCCGCCATCGCCGCCCGCGCCGCCCTGTGGGTCGCCTACCTCGATGAGAAGACCGACGGCACGTCCCTGCACGGCCTGCGACGCCGCCGGGGACGGGCGCGTCGCGTCCTGGAGAACGAGGTCATCGCCGAGTACCAGCGCGCCTACGACAAGCACCACGGCCGCACCCCCTTCAACCCGGAGGTGGCCGAGCAGATGAAGTTCGTGATCCTGGCCGAGGAGGTCGGCGAGGTCGCCCGCGCCCTGACCCCCGACGCCGACACCCCCGTCGGCCATGCGGCCCCGCTGCGCGACGAGCTCATCCAGGTGGCGGCCATGGCCCTGGCCTGGTGCGCCCGCATCATCGTCGACACCGAGAGGAGGAACAACCCGTGAGCCGTGGCAGCAAGGTTGCGATCCGCATCGAGATGCACCCCAACGGCGTGCACATCATCGACAACGTCGGCGGCCAGGCCCTGTGGGGCGGTGTCAACGAGTTCGACGTCATCTGGTCCCCCGCCCCCTTCGACCCGAGGGCCGAGCCGGAGCGGGTCCGGCGCTCCCGGGCCTGCGGCGTGGCCGCCATGCTGCGGGCCCTGACCCGGGTGTGGTTCGATAAGGGCGACATCCCCGTCCTGGCGTGGCACCGGGGCAAGGAGGGCTGCGACCCCGCCCGGGCGGTCCTGTGTCGTGCGGTGGCGTCGCACGCCAGGGGTTCGGGGCGTTGGCGCAAGGCCGAGCCGAAGGACCTGCGCGGCGAGGACGCGGTGGTGATCGAGGCATGAGCGCCGGAGGCTGGTTCGGCTACTGGCTCCTGACCCTGCCGATGCTCTTCTTCAGCGCCGGATACATGTTCGCCGAGGACGGCCACGCGGAGGGCTTCTCCAAGTGGTGGTTCCGGTTCGTCGCCTGCCTGTCGGTGTTCGCCGTCGGTTTCGGCCTGTTCGTGGCGGTGAGGAACTGATGACGCTCCAACAGTTCTACTTCGTGGGGCTGGTCTCCTTCGGTCTTGCTCTCCTCCTGGGTTTCTTCGCGGCGACCCAGCGCGAGGATGCGCAGATCCCGCTGTGGATCAGCTTCAGTCCGGTCATCACGATCGTCTCGTGTTTGGTGGTGGGCTGGTGAAGGACGTCATCATCGCCCTGGCGGCTACGGCCCTCCTCTCCTTCCTCTTCGACATCACCTCAAGGGACAGGGAGGATACGGTTAGCCGAGTCTTCAACTTCTTCGAGGTGCCGATCGCGGCGCTGGTCGTGCTCGCCTCGTACTACTTCTACGGGGGAGGACGATGAAGTACGCACTCGCATTCACCGCGGCGTTCATGCTCTCGTTCTCGCTGAATGAGATCGCCGAAGCGTTCGAGGGGCCCGTCGGCGTCATGATCAAGGTGCTGGCCGTCCCGGCCGCCGCCCTCACGGTCTGGTTGGTGGTGAGCACGCTGTGACCAGGGTCTTCGCCTACGACCCGGGAGTGTCGACCGGGTGGGTCCTGGGGGTTGTCGACGGCGACGACGTCGAGATCGTCGAGTACGACCAGTTCACCGCCCCGAGCCACACCGACACGGCGTTCACGCTCAAGGGCGCCATCTGGTGCTACAAGCCGGACGTCGTCGTCGGCGAGCGCTTCGACCTGCGCCCGCACAACCAGTTCCTCGCAGACCTCACCCCCGTGAAGGTCAACGCGATCATGGACTACATCTACGACAAGCGTCCGATCGTCTACCAGACGCCGACGCAGGCCAAGACGCTGATTCGTGACGCCACGCTGAAGGCGCTCGGCTTCTGGCCGACCGGCCGTTCCGTGGACCAGCCGGATGCCAATGACGTGCGCGACGCCGCACGCCACCTCTACCACTACTGCGCCATGACTCTTCGCCTGAAGGGCCTGCTGGAGCGCATGTCGAGGTAGGAGGCCAAGAGAGGCCCGCCCTTCTTCCTTCGGGGAGGAGGGCGGGCTTTTTCGTGTTCCGGCTCAGTTGTTCCTGCGGCGTCGCTGCAAGCGCTCGACCTCGACCTTCAGGTCGTGCACCTCAATACGCAGGCGGTTGTTCTCCTCCTGGTACTGGGCAATGATCGTGTCCTTCGTGTTCAGGGCCGCCTGGAGGCTCTCCAGGCCGAACCTGGAGCGGGCCATCTCTGCCTCCCCGACGCCCCGCTTGCGGTCGGAGCTGACTTTGATCCAGGAGCCCCAGGCGGCCAGGGCGGAGGTGATGAGGGCGATGACGGACCCCACCGTGGTGAGCAGGGGCGTCAAGCGATCACCCCCTGTCGGTGTTCGGGCCGCCGCGGTCGCGCAGCGCGGTGAGGATTATGGCGCGGTGTCTGAGCCACCGCAGCCAGTTCATTCTAGCGGACAGGAGGAACACGACGGACAGGAGCAGGGCGGAGCGGGCGCCCAGGCCGTGGGCGGATACGACGAGGATCCAGGAGGCCGACGCGCACCCCAGGACGAGGGGCAGGATGACCATCTCCACCTGCGAGCGCCCGGTCAGGCAGGCCAGCGCGCAGCCGCCGGCCATGGCCGACAGGGCGATGTGGACGGCGAGGTTGTACCAGATGGCCGCATCCGGGGTGTAGGGCATGAGCCCGGCCTCCCGGATGGAGAACACCGACAGGGCCAGGTAGCCGACGGCGCGCAGCCCCCGATCGAGGGTGTTGGCCCAGGGCGGGTGCGGTATGTACATGAGGCTCACGCCTCCCATCCCTTGATGGCGTAGTTGATGCGGATGAGGCTTCCCGGCGCGGCGCCTCGGGCCACGTAGGGGACGCGGACGATGACACCCTCGTTGTTCTTGACCTTGTCCCACCCGTAGCCGGCGCCGCCGATGTTCCCGCCGAATGACCACACGTCGCCGTTGGTGATCAGGGCGGTGGCGATGCCCGTGTACTTGCGGGCCAGGCTGATGAAGCCGGTGAACTTGCTGTCGAGGGGGGTGGGCACCCGGATGACCGTGGAGCCGGCTTCCTCCCGGAACCTGCTGGCCTCGCCGCGACTGCCGACGAGAATGGCGTTGGTGATGGGGGTGGCGGGGGTGGCGACCTCGTTGCCGGTGATCATCCAGGAGGTGATGTTGGAGCCGTCGGACTTCCAGGTGGCCCCGTCCCAGGCGATGATGCGCCCATTGGAGGTGAGGTAGATGAGGATGGGGTCGGTGGCCGACGGGGTGACCCCGGCTGCGACGAGGGTGTCGCGCAGGGTGTTGGCGGCGGCGGCGTTGTTGGCCTTGTAGATGGATGACTGGCGCAGTTTGGAGATGGCGTTCGACACGGAGGAGACGCCGAGGTTGAGTAGCGTGGGCCAGTCGGCGGCGGTGTCGTCGCCGGAGTACGTGTAGATTCCGTTGCGGTCGGTTCCCGTCATGGTCCTATTGTCCCTTCTCAACAGGGGATGAGCATGGTGGAGGCGAAGTCCGAGCCCCAGCCGATGTAGTTGGCCCCGTTGTTGCGCATGCCCATCTTCGTCCAGATCGTGCACTTGCCCTCCTTGGGCAGGCCCGTGGCCATGCCCATGAACATGGGGATGTCGGACTGCCACCCGTAGCCGTTGTACACGTAGCCGGTCTCCACCCACGAGCCCGAGTCCCTGTTGCGCAGGATGAAGAATGCCCGCTGGTTGGGGTTCTGCGCCCCCGACACGCAGTTTATCGACGCGATGATGATGGCTCGGCCTGAGGCGGGGGCGTTGAAAGACCACGAGTAGGCGACGCATCCGTCGGAGGCGGCGTTGACCGTCGTGGGGTTGCGCTGGAACTTGAACTGCGCCCCGAAAATAATGGACGACACGTCCGTCAGGTCGGCGTACGGGCCTTGAACCAGATTGCCGCTGTTCGGGTTGTTCAACGCCAGGCCGTTCGCCAGGGACGGGTGCATCCGGGCGTACACCTTGTTCCCCCGCCACACGGTCAGACCGTGGCTGGCGTCGATCTCCACGCGGTCACCGTCCCCGTTCGTCGTGGTGGCCAGGGTGGCGCCCAGAACCCTGCCCCCGGCGATCAGTCCGCCCTTGATGGTGCCCCCCTCGATGACCTTGCCGCGCAGCGTGTTGGCGTCGACGCGGTCGCCCGACAGGGTGCCGAACTTGATGTCGTTGGCGTTCAGGCTGCCGATGACCCCGCTCTCGGCGGTGATGGTCCCGGCGGCCAGCACGGCGGCGGTGAGGGACCTGGCGGCGATGCGGTCGGAGCCGATGAACCCGGAGGTGATCACACCGGCGTCAAGGCCCTGCACGTGCGTGGTGGTGATAGCCCCATTGGCGATCATCGACCCCTCGACCGGGTTCCTGGCCACGGCCCCGGAGGACTGCGCCTGCTTCCACACCCCCTCGACCATGCTGTTCGACATGGTGCCCGTGAGGTCCGCAGCGGCCACACCGGCCTCGATGAAGTCCTCAACACCGGCCCGGAAGCGGTACATCCGGTAGTTGTCGTCCGTGTCATACCACAGGTCACCGTCGTTGCGCCCATTGAGCGAGGGCTTGTCGGCCTGGTAGAAGATCGTGTTCTTCCCGTCAGCGGACTTCTGGGCGCGCTGGGCGGCCAACTTAGCGGCCGTGGCCATGTCCTCCACGGCCTGCGCCTTGTCCAGGGCCTCCTTCGCCTTCTTCTGCGCTTCGGCGGCGGCGGCCGCGGCCTGGGCGGCGTCGTCCCCCTCGACCAGGACCCAGGCGTTCTTCGCCTCGTCGAACACGTAGAGCCTCGTCGTGCCTCCGGCGGTCGACACCCACAGGTTCCCCTGCTTGCGGTCCGCGCCGGTGGGCTCCGTGTCGGAGATGATGACGGCCTTAGCGCCGGCCACCGCCTTGGCCACGTCCTTCTTCGCCTGCTCCAGGTCCGCCTTCGTCTGCTCGTAGGAGGCGGACAGGGTGTCGAAGCGCCCCGACAGGGCCTTGGCGGCCTGAAGGTCCCCCTTGGCGGCGGCGGCCAGGTGCTTGTAGTCGACGGCCCCCTCCCCGAGGGTGTCCGTGCCCCAGTGCTGCTGCACCCACCTGCCGTCGGCGTCGCCGTCGACACCCGGGGGTGACCACTGCCACACCTGCTTGACGCGGTCCTTGTCGACACCGCCCTGCTTGGACAGTTCGCACACGTACCAGGTGGCGTTCTGGTTGACGGGGATGTCGGGGTTGTCGACACCGGGCCCGGGGGACACGGGGGGCGCGTCGTGCCAGGAGACGGCGTCGTCGGCCATGGCCCCGGCGATCTGCGCGAGCGACTGGGCGTCGTCGAGGCGCTCCTCCAGGCTGCCGATGGATCCCACGGCCGCCGTCCACCGGCTCATGATGCGCCGGGCGTGGGCGGAGGTGTCGCCCTCCTCCAGGATCGACACGCGCTTCTCGACGGCGCCGCGCCACTGCTGCGACTGGGGCGAGAGGTTGGAGGCGGGGAACACGGATGCGGTGAATGACGCCATCACAGGACTCCGATCGTGGACAGGTCGCGCAGAGTGCGCCCCGCCAGGGGCAGGTTCGACACGCGCGGGTACTTGCGGTTGTAGTCGGCCAGCAGGGGGTGGCTGGTGGCCTGGAGCGACACCGACCCCTCCTCGATCGTGGCCGAGTCGACGCGCCACCAGTGCCCCCGGTAGCGCAGCCGGGCCCCCGGCAGGGCCCCCAGGACCGGCCCGGAGGGCGGGGACCCCTTCCATTGCAGGGTGAGCGTGGAGCCGACGCGGGCCTGCGCGGCCGCCTGGGCCGCAGCCCAGCCCTTGGCCGCGGTGTCGATGGACGGGTTGTCGATCGTGGTGACGTCGTCGGTGCCCTTCGCCCCCGTCGCCAGGCTGAGGGTCTCCACGTCGACGTAGGAGCCCAGGCCGCCGATCAGGTACAGGGCCGGGTGGTCCACTTTGCCGTCGGATTCGCAGACCCGGTAGGGGGACAGGTGCTCGTAGTTCATGCCCGACAGGATCACGGTGGCCGAGCGGCGGTCGTCGTTGAGCTTCACGGTGAGGCCCCCGCCCATGTCGGCCCACTGGGCGGGCATGATCGGCTTGTTGTCCTTGCCGACGACGACGTACAGGCCGTTGCGCATGTGCGTCAGGTCCGGTGAGCCGTCCTTGAAGGGGATGGAGCGCACCATGGTGGGCTGGTTGACGTAGGAGACTTCGGCGCCGAAGCGGATGGTGGTCTCCGTGCGCTCCCCGGCGTTGACGCTCATCACGCCCGTGTCGCTGGAGTCCCCGTACTGGACGTCGGCCCCCGGGTACTTGGAGGGGGCCACCGGGTAGATGAGGCCCCGGTCTGCGTTGGCACCGACGCCCGTCCCAATGCGGGTGCGGTGGTAGACGTTGACCCGGATCTCCTTGGACCTGGCCCCGTCCTCCAGGCTGATCGTGGAGGACGTGGGGCGGTCCTGGAGGTAGATGTCGCGTCCGGGCCTGGGGGTGATGGCGATGGTGCCCTCCCGCCACGTCAGGTCGAGCATGTTCGCGGACAGGAAGCGACGGAGCATCGACCACACGTTGTCGCGTCCGCCGGGCAGGTTGTAGCGCTCGTCCTTCAGGGCGGCGTCGACGTTGACGGGCGGCATGGGCCAGTTGACGGCGAAGAAGCACCGGCTGATGATCGACTCCAGGTCGGTGCGATGCACGGGGTTGAGCGTGCCCACCTGATTGAGGGCCGCCAGGCCGGAGCCGCCGGTGATCGACCAGGAGTCCTCGTCGATGCTGATGTCGGTGATCATCATGTCGGACCGGCCGTGGTCGGTGGTCTGGACGATCAGGGTCTTGCCGAGCAGCGGGGTCAGGTCGGCGGGGGTGAACCTGCCGGGGCCGCCGACGGTGACCGTAGCAGTGCCCGAGGGGGACTCGTCCCGGTCGAGGGACACGGCGTCCTCGTCGTAGGACCAGGAGCCCACCCCGGTGGGGGCGCCGAAGAATCTCACAGCCACGGCCAGACCTCCCGCAGGGTGACGGTGGCGGAGAACAGCCCGTAGGCGGGGTTGACGCCGGTGACGGCCAGGGAGCCGGGTTCGACGCGCATGGAGCCGAAGCCCTCCGGAGTGGCGTAGGGCCAGATGTCCGGGGCGGCGGCCCCGCGGGCGGAGAAGGCGGCCCGCACCCAGGTGAGGATCTGGTCGGCCACGGCGGGGGCGGTGACGGTCACGTCGACGATCCTGGGGGCGTCGTCGAGGCCGGGGATGCGGGTGATGGCGGCCGACGAGATGTTGACGCCGCCGGTGACCTGGATGAGGCCAGGCGCGGTGAGGGCTCCGGAGGCGACGATGTGCATGTCGGCGCCCGGGGGGATGAGCACGTGCTCCCGGTACACATGCGGCCTGCCGTCGGCCGCCTGCGCCCCGGTGAACTCCAGGGCCTTGAGGGGCCCGTTGTTGACGTCGACGGTGCGCCCCAGGACGGTGCCCTTGTCGTCGTAGGCGAGGGGCGTCAGCGAGTCAGCGTGCAGGTGGGGGCGGCCGAGGAACGGTGAGAGGATGTTGCCGCCGGAGTTCATGTCGTCGCGGTAGATGATCTCGTCCTCGCCCGCCCAGGTGAGCATGTCCTGGATGAGCAGCAGTTCGGAGCGGGTCAGGTTGGACCAGGACAGTTCGATGGTGCGGGCCGCGTACCTGGAGGCGGACACGACGGCACCGCCCCCGACCAGCTGGTCGGCGGACCCCCAAGAAACCAAGGTGTGCGAGGCGGGGGCGTCGGGTGCGGGGATCCAGGCGAACCGCCTGCCCGTCCACAGGGCTGCGACACCATGGCGCGCTGACATCAGTAGGTCCCTCTCCGCCCGGAGCGGGCGTTGACGTTGTTGACGGCCGCGCCCACGGCCCGGCCGTCCAGGTTGAGGACGGTGGACACGGCCCGGGCGAGCTGGTGGATCTGGTTGGGGTTGATGGTAATGGGTCCCGACAGGCCGGGGCTGTTGTTGACCTTGACCTCGGGGCGGTACTGTCCAGCGCGGATGGCCTCCATCATGCCCGGCCCGTACTTGTCGACGCTGGAGCGGGGCATGACGTACTCCCCGGACTGCACGCCGATGACGCCTCCGGCGCTCGTGATGCCGAGCATGTCGTCGGCGTCCCAGTTGCCTGTGCGCCTGCGCCCGCCGAGCATTCCGCCGCCCCCGGCCCGACCGGGCACGCGACCGCCGTGGGCCCTCCCCAGGAACCCGGCCAACCCGGCCAGCGCCCCGCTCACCACCCGGGCTCGGATGTTCACGTACCGGTCCTCGGTGAGCGCGCTGAGCTGCTTGCCCGCCCTGTAGGTGTCCGCCTCGGCGGTGACCGGGGCCTGGTAGCCGGCGCCTCCGTTGGAGGCCATGGAGCGGATCCCGGCGCCGGTGCGGTCGGAGGTGCCGTTGTCGGACACGTCGACGTCGACGACGCGGGGCACGGCCTGGATCGTCCGAGTGAGGTTGTCGAACGCCCCGGACAGGGTGGTCACTTCGCCCTGGTTGAAGCCCATCTGCATGGCCTGGGCGATGAACTCCTGCTTCAGCTGGGCGGCGTAGGCGGTGAGCTGCTCCGTGGACGCCCCGGAAGCCGCGTAGGCGTTGATCATGTCGATCATGGTGGACTGGAGGGCCTTGAGGGCCGCCCGGTTGTTGATGGCCGCCTCCGTGTACCCCTGGAGGGCGTACATGCCCTCCTTCGTCTTGGCGATCTCCTTCTCCTTGTCGGCGATGGAGTTCTTCGTGTCGGAGATCTCCTTCGTGGTCTTGTCGATGTCGACCTGGATGTCGCGCTGCCTGCTGGTGTCCCCGTACTTCTTGGCGACGGACTGGAAGTACTTCTGGTTGGCCAGGTCGTTCTCCTTCTCCGACAGGGTGTTGTTCAGGTCCCAGATGTCGTCGGTGAGGTCCTTGATTGACTTGTTGGCGTCCTCGATGGTCTTGCGCATCGAGTTGAGCTGGGCGTGGTACTTGTCCTGGGCGTCCTGGTTCTGCCAGAACTTGTTCAAAGCCTGGTTCATGGCCTTGTCGAGGCGGGAGAGGAAGTCCTCGAAGATCTCCTCCGGGGTCTTCTCCTTCCTGGTGCGCGACGAGGAGGACCGGGGTGTGTGGTCGTGGCCCCCTCCGCCGCCACCGCCTCCGCCACGGTGGCCGCCTCCTCCGCCGCCCCCGCGCGAGGACGACTCCTTGGGGGTGAACTGGTAGCGCTGCTTGTTCCCCCGGAACATGGTGTTCGCCAGGCCGCGGACCGAGCCGCCGCCCCCGGTGAACCCCATCGCCCCGATGCTCATCCCCGCGGTGATCTGCTTGGTGGTCAGGCCGCCCTTCGACCCGAGGGCGTTCTTGTTGAGCCGCTTCCCACCGGTGTTCAGCCCGCCCCCGGGCCGCGACGAGGTGCGGATGCCGACACCCGCGAGGATCTGCTGGATGAGGGCGGCGGCGTTGTTGGCGTTGGTGACCGCGTCCTGGAGGCCCGCGTTCAGGGCGCTCATGTCGACGGTGGGCCCGGAGATGGTCTGGTCGAGGGAAGAAACAACGTTCGACATCTGGGCCTCGATCCACGTGGTGTCGATGCCCTGGGCCTTGAGGTCGTCGATGGCGGCCTGAACATAGGAGGCGATGTACTCCTGCGCCTCGACGCCGCTCATGCCCATCTCCTCGGCCATGCGACCGGCGTACTGGGCGGTGGCCTTCAGGTAGTTCTGGAGGGCCTCCAGGTTGGAGCGCCCGGCCTCCGTGAACGTGTCGAAGGAGTTGCCGTTGTCGTACAGGCTCTGGTTGAGGTCGTCGAGGGCGGAGTACATGTTCGCCTCGGCGTTGGTGAACTGGAAGGCGGCGTCGACGATGGCGTCGAGGGACTGGAGGTACTCGTCCCACGCCTGCCCGGCGGTCTTGGCGTCCTCAGCCGCATCGGCGGTGGCGTCGGCGAGGCTCCCCGTGGCGTCGGCGGCGTCCTGGGTGTCGCCGGTGAGCCCCTGGACGATCTGGCCGAGGGCGGTCTGTGACGACACGGCGTCGGAGGCGGCCCCGGACACGTCGCCGAGCTTGGTACGCAGGTTCTCCAGGGCCTCGATCTGGTTGTTGAGATTCTGGACGTCCTGCTCGGCCTGCTGCCCGGCCGGGGTGCTGTTGTACTTGCGGATGGGCGTGCCGACGTTGTCATAGGGGCCGGAGTAGGTGCGCGCCTCGTACGTGTTGGCCTTGTAGATCTCATCCTTCCGGTCCTTGAGCTGCTGGATGAACCCGTCGATGTACGAGTTGGCGGCGTCCTGCCCGCCGGTGGCGTACTGGCGCGACCACTCCTTCCAGTCGAAGCCCTGATCCTGGAGGGTCTTGAAGTCGTTGGCCGACAGAGACTTGAAGGCGTCGGAGGAGGCGATGGCGTCCTTGATGAGGGCGGCGGTGTGGTCGCCGATCGCCAGGGTGGAGTAGCCCATGGCGGCGGCCTGGTCCTTGGTGGCCTGGACGAGATTGCCGGAGGCGTCGATCCAGTAGTAGAGGGCGTCGGCGCTGTCCTTGGTGGAGGTGGCGGACCCGTCGACGGCCAGTTCGAGGGCGCCGAAGGTCTGCTGGGTTCCGTCGGCGGCCTCCTTGGCGTCCTGGATGAGCGCCTTGGTGAGGGCCTCTCCCCCGCCCAGGGCCTGGAGGTTCTCAACACGGGCCTGCTGGGCGGCTTCGGCGGCGCGCTTGGCGGAGTTGGCCCACTCGTCGTAGAGCTGGATGACGACGGGGATGGCGGTGGCGGCGATGCCGATCCACCCCATGGGGCCGATGGAGGCGATCCCGCTCATGACGCCCTTGAGACCGCCCATGGCCTTGGCGAGCAGGCCGGTCTTGGCGGCGGACGCGGCGGCCTCCTCTCCGACGGCCGCAAGATCCTTCCCCGCCTCCCCGGCGGCGTCGCCCACCGCCTTGATGGCGTCGGCCCCCTTCTTCGCCTGCGCACCGGCGGCGGCCAATCCGCCGAGGGAGGTGGCGGCCTGGTCGGAGCGCTCCAGGGCGGTGCGCGTCTTCATCAGGCCGATGTTCTCGTACAGGGCCGTGTTGGCCTGCTTGATGAGCTTGTAGATGTTCGACCAGGTCATCTGCCCCGACAGGCCCGCCTGCACCATGTTCGTCTTCATCGACACGTAGGAGGCGGCGACGTTGAGGACGAGGGCCTGGAGGACCTTGGAGATGGCGACGAGGGATCCGAAGACGATCAGGCCGGAGGAGGCGGCCAGGAAGACGCGGCCGAAGGCGTTGTCGCCGATGTGCGACAGGGCGTCCTGGATGACGATGAGGCCGTCGAGGATCTTCTTGACGACGCCGAGGAACGGGCCGCCGAGCGAAGCGCCCAGGTTGGCCAGCGAGTTCTTCCATCGGGCGATGGTTTCGGTGAGGGTGGCGTTGAGGGTCTCCAGGCTGCTGTCGAGGAACTCGGTGTTGCGGGCGGCGTCGGCGGAGTTGCGGAAGGACTCGTTGACGAGGTCGATGTTGAGGCTGAGGCGCTGGAGCAGCTGAATGTCGCGGGTGTTCTTGAAGCCCAGGTTCTTGATGACGGTCCAGCGCTCGACGCTGTCGGTGACGTTGTTGAGGGAGGTGAGCAGGTTGTTGAAGAACGTGGAGGGGTCGGTGCGCCACAGGTTCTCCGCCTCCTCGGTGGTCATGCCCAGGACGGTGGCGAACTTGCCCATGCCCTCACCGGCTTCGGCGACGGCGTCGTTGATGGACCCGAAGATGCGCTGAAGGGAGCCGCGCGCCCACTCCTGCTTGATGCCGAGGCTGGACAGGGCGGTGGCGTAGGCGAGGATGGCGTCCTGGCCGATTCCCGCGCTCGCGGCGGAGGCGGCGATCGAGTTGGCCATGGTGAGGATCTCGGACTCGGTGGCCACGGACTTGGCCCCGAGCTCGGCGACCTGGGAGGCGAAGTTCATGTACCTCTGGCCGCTGTGGTCAGCTTCGACACCGGCGTTGTCCACCATTTCGAAGAAGCGGCCGAAGGCCTCGGTGGCGCTGTCGATGTTGGTGCCGGTGATGGTGGTGAACCCGGCGACGGCGTGGGTGAAGTCGCCGAGCTTGTCGGCGCTGATGCCCATCTGGGCGCCGAGGGATCCGATCTGCGACAGGTCCTCGTAGGTGGTGGAGATCTGCGTGGACAGGTCCCGGTAGGTGTTCGACAGGGCCCGCATCTCGGCGGACTGCGCGGACATCTGGGTGGTGCGGGCGACGTCGGCGAACGCGCGCTCCTGGCTGGCGGCGGCGGCCACGGAGGCGACGGACAGGGAGGTGAACCCGGCGGCGAGCAGGGTCAGATAGTTGCGAAGGTCCTGGGCGGCGAAGCGGGTGGATTCCAGGGCGCCGATGTACCTGTTGTTGGCGTCGATGGCAGAGTTGATGTCAGCGATCTGCGTGGCCCGGAAGGCCTGCGACCGTCCGGAGATCTCGGCGGCGTCCCGTTCGGCTTCGGCCAGGCGCTTGGTCTCGTCGGCCTCCTGGCGGCGGGCGCGGGCGAGGTCCTGGTTGATGCCCGCGACGGTGGCGCGCTTCTCCTCGGCGGCTTCGGCCTTGCCGATGGCGTCGACGAGCTCCTTGTAGGCCTGGGTCTCGGCTCGCACTCCTTCGGCTACTTCGGCCCCGGAGGCGGTGGGGTCGGCCTGTCTGACGCGGGCCCGGTACATCTTCCCCCGGAACGCGCTGAGGGCCTCCCTCTTGGCGGCCTCGTCGAGTTCCGTCTTCTGCTTGGGCTGCGCCGCCACGGCCTGGTTGGTCTTGATCAGGGAGGACTGGAGCTCCTTGTTGGCACGGGCGAGGTCCCGGGACACGTTGGCCAGGCGCGCGTACAAGTCGATCTGCGACTTGACCTTGTCCAGCTGGGGGCTGCCGATGTAGTCGGTGGTCCTGGTGGCCTTGGCCATGGCCTTGACGGCCTCGGAGATGTTCTGGGCGGTCTTGGAGAAGTCGACGCCGTCGAGCTCCTTGCGGGCGGCGGCCAGTTCGCGGGTAACCTTGATGAGGCCCTTGTAGGCGTCGATCTGCTTCATCATGGTGCGGTACTCCGCACCACCGCGTCCGGAGACGGCGTTCTGGAGGACGGCGGCCTTGGCGCCCTGGGTGGCCCGGGCCATGGCGCGGGTGGCTTCGGCGATGCGCCCGGCGGCGGCCGTGAACTCGTTGGCGCCCTTGGTGGCGCCGGAGGCGTCGACGCTGATCTTGAATCCGAGGTCGTCGACACCGGCCATGGCTGCTCCTTAGATCAGTTCGTTCACCCGCGAAACATTCTACAAGCCCCGCATCGCCTCCCACGGCGGCGGCAGGGGGTCCTGGCGTCCGATCGCCTCGTACTTCAGCCCCACTGGGCGCACGATCTTGGTGACGCCGGGCTTACGGCCGCCCTTCTTGCCCTCCTGGTTCTCCTCCTGCTCCAGGTGCTGGCAGGCGTAGCAGACCATGTCCTCGGTTTCGAAGTCGATGCGCCCGTCGGTAGAGCGGCCGTACCAGGCGGGCACCCCGCAGCGCTGACAGAGGGACTGCTTGTAGAAGGCGTAACCCAACTCCAAGGCGATGTCGAGGGGCGTGCGGTAGTCCTGGGGCAGGTACTCGGGCACGAAGCCGCCGGCTATCTCATCCCACCGGGGCACGGTGCGCCCGTACGCGCCCCATCCGCCGAGGTACAGGGTGGGGGGCAGATGGTTGTCGACGGCGGTGGAGATCGCCAGCAGGAACCGCTGGTTACTCGGCGTCGTCAGACACGGCCCAACGAAACGTGGGGTCGGCCATCACCTGCCGCATGGCGTCGAGGGCGGCCTGGGCCTCCAGGAAGGTCTCGGTCAGCCGGTCCCACTCGGTGGCGGGCAGGGTCTCGTGCAGCTTCCTGGCGTCGTCGAGACTGAGGCCCTTGCGCTTCCTGCCGCGGTACTCGACGGCGGTGACGGAGTGCGACAGGAAGTACTCGTTGAGCACGCCCTGCCTCTCCCGGCGGAACTCGTTGGCGACCTCCTCGTTCTGGCCCCTCGGAGCCTTGACCTTGTTGACGACGACGTTGCGGATGACGTCCATCTCCTTGGACGCCAGCGCCCGCAGGTGGAAGGTCATGGCGCGCTCGTCAAGGGCGGCGATGGCCTCCTTGAGCTCGCGCTCCAGGCGGACGGTCGGCGCCTCCTCGGCGATCGACAGGACCTGCTCGACACCGTCCTTGGCGTCGGCGCGGGCCTCCAGGAGGGCGCCGTTGAGCCGGAAGGCCTCGTCGGCGGCGGTGGCGTCGAGATAGATCTTGACGGTCTTGGTGGCCTGTCGGACTCCGTCGAGTGCGGCTCCGAGGTCGAAGCCCTCTTCCTCGTTCGTGTTCGCCGTCTTCTTGTCGTCGTCAGCCATGGCAGCGGGCTCCTTCTCATCTCAACACAAAACCCGGGTCCTCGTGAACCCGGGTTAAGTGTATCCGTCGAACGATCACTCGGTGAGCTTCTCGTTGAGGATCATGGTGCCCTGCGGCAGGAAGGGCACGGTGAACTGGATGGGGGTGGTGGCGTCCGAGGACACGTCCTGCGGGTTGTCGGGCATGACCAGGAAGATGGAGACCTCCTGGTCCTTGGCGGGCTCGGTGTCGACCGGATAGCCGACCCGCTTGACGAGCCAGCCGCGCTTGTTGGCCTTGGCGCCGCCCTTCTTGAACGCCTCGTAGGCCTTGGTGAACACCGAGGTGGCGGCGTCGGAGGCGGCCAGGTCCTGGCGGAAGAACGTCAGGTTGGCCTCGTAGGCGTCACGGGTCGGGGTCGACACGCCCGCGGTGTCGCAGATCGACGCCGTGGAGTCCGTCTCGGAGTCGGTGGCGTTGAGGGTGAAGCCGGTGACGATGGCGCACGAGAGGTTGATGACGGCGGGGTCCTTCAGGGTGGCGGCCTTGAGGACCTCGGTCGGGCTGGCGGCCTTCTCGATGGGCACCCACCAGACGGTGATGTTGCCGGGCATCATCTTGGTTCCGGCGCTAGCTGCCATGGTTGTTCTCCTCCTTGGAGTTGACAGGGTCGCCGGGATGGACCACCCGGCCGTTCACGATCCACCCGGTTCCCCCGCAGCACTCTCGCGGCGACAGGGGGGTGTCGGGTGGTACGGGCTCGAACAGAGAGGGCAGCGTCTGCGCGTAGCCTTCGTCCTTCTCCACGACGATCCCCTCAGGGGTTCTGTAGCGGGGCATCAGACGGCCTCGCTGATCATGGTCTGGAACGTCATGTAGCAAGCATATTTGAGCGGCTGGATGGTGGCGTCGGTGTCGCCGTAGGAGTTGAGCTGGCCGGTCTCGCGAACTTGTCCGACACCGGGGGCGCTCCAGCCGACGAGCCTGTTGCGCACTTCCTCGCGCACGGAGTTGCGGACTGAGGCGGTGCGGGCGGCGACGAGGACGGCGAAGGTGTGCATCATGGCCGAGTACCTGGGTGAGGCCATCGACACCGCCTTGGCCCGGGGGGTGAGGTCGCCGCCGAAGAAGACGGCGTAGACGCTCCTGCCCTCCGCCCCTCCGGGCACGGCGTCCTCGACGACCTCCAGGCCGGAGATCCCCCGCAGGTGCGCCATGAGCGCCTGGTCGACTTCGTAGACGTTCACTTCAAGGCTCCGTGGGTGAGTGCGATGCTGTCGAGGTCGTCCTCAGCCATGGCGCGGGCCTTGGCGAGGGCCTGCATGGCGCGCAGCTTGTGAGTGCCCTCCTCCTGGAAGACCGTGTAGTCGGGGGTGTTGATGAAGCCGATGAACACGGTGACTCCGCTGTTGTCGTCGCGCTCCCAGCGCACCCCGACGGATTCGCGCATGGCGCCGGTGTGCACGCGGGCGTCGGTGCTCTTGTCGTGCTTGTAGGGCATTCCGGCGCCGGAGGTGTCGATGACGTACTTGATGGTGTTGACGCCCTGGGCGGCGGCCTGATCGACGGCCCGGCGGACCTCGGCCAGGGCCCGCTCCAGGGCGCGCTCCTCCAGGCCGCGCAGGGCCCGGCGGATGTCCTTGACGCCGGTCTGCCTGATGGTGACGAGGTTGCCCTCGTTGGTGCTGCTCACCAGCCCTCACCCCGCAGGTCGTTGACGGACACGTCGCACAGGAGGGTGGGCTGCCACCAGTCGGAGTCGGTGACGGGATTGCGGATGACCATGGCCATGCCCTCCAGCTGGGGGTCTGTGTCGTGTCGCTCTACACGGAGGCGCTGGTTGAAGTCGAGTCGGATCCGCTTGGTCCGGTCGCCCCACTGCTGGGCAGGAATGAGGAGGTTCTTGTCGATGTGCCACAGCTGGACGCGGTAGGCGTGGGTGGCGGTGTCCTCGTAGGATTGCCGCCTGTTGCGGGCGCGCCAGTCCTTGTTGGGGGTGATGGCGGCCCAACCGCGCCAGATGGGGTCGACCTTCTTCTTGACGACACCGGTCCCGGGCACCCAGGTGTCCTCCTCGCCTTCGCCATTGCCGACGGCCGGGGGGTAGATGGCGATGAGGCTGTTGCACAACAGCGACAGGAAGTCGTAGGCGGCGGAGTCGAAACGGGGGTCCTTGCAGGCGAGTGCGCTCAGTGCCATGCGTAGTCCCGGGGCTGGGGGGTCCATTCGGCAATGTCGAAGCCGATGTCGCGCTTGTCGTCGGAGTCGGCCTCGTCCATGAGTCGCTTGGACTGGGCGCGCAGTTCGGCGCCGAGCTTGGCCCCGTCGGTGGACTTGTCGTCAGTGGACAGAACCTTGAGCAGGAGGGACTGCGTGGTGGCGATGACGCGGACGGCGTCGGCGGCGGCGCGCTTGATGTTGCCGTTGTTGATGTCGAGGAAGGCCTGGATCTGTTCGTCGGTGAACAGGAGTGAGGGGGGCTGGCGCAGGTCGCGGGGATCGGAGCGCTCCTCGATGTCGGGGATAAGAAGCCTTACCCTACCCACATTTGTGTTGAACGCCACAGGCATCTTTTCCTCCTCCGCGTCTTCTTCTCTTCTTATGGAGAACCCCGCCCCCGGGCCTCTGCCTGCAACCCGGGGGCGGGGCGTCTATCAGTGGCCCTGACCGGTCGAGGCGACGATGCCGTCCGTGTGCAGGACGGCGCCGCCGGTGACCATGCGGGCGCGGAACTGGATGTCGTCGTTGTCGAACGAACCAGCGGTGGCACTCAGCGCCCCACCGCCCAGAGAAGTGCCCTGGTTGGCCGCCGCCCGCAGCTCGACGCCCTCCATGCCCATCAGCGTGGTGCGCAGGATGGTGCGCCGCGAGGCGGTGCGGCCCCCGGCCGGGGCCAGGATCCAGTTGGTGTCGCCCTGGGTGGGCCCGCCGAGCAGACCGACCATGTCGGACTCGACGACCTCCACGCCCGCCGTCGGCGTGGTCGACAGGATCGTCTTGTTCGACGTCGCCCCGGCCGCGTCCTTCTCCTTGTGCTCGATGGACGTCATGGAGGTGACCATGTCGGCCATGGGCCTGAGGGTCGGGGGCACGAGCAGGACGAACCTGGGCACCTGGATGTACCGGCCGTTGACCTTGGTGTGACGCACCTGCCAGATGGCGGCGCACAGGGCCTCGAAGGTCAGTGGCGAGTTCTTCGGCACGTCGCGCAGCACGTAGGCGCCGTCGGCGGTGCGGGCCTGGAGGACCGTGGCGTTGGCGTCGGCGATGATGTTCGTGTTGAACCCGGGCGCAGCGGCGTCCAGGGAGAACAGGGCGCCGTAGACGGCGGCGTCGACAGTCCGGGAGGCCAGGAACGCGGCGTCCTTGGGGAAGCGGCCGATGATGTTCCAGTTGTCGTTGATGAACGCCTCCCAGGACATCTGGAGGCGCACACCCTCCTTGTGCACCTCCACCCAGCGTCCGGAGGCCCGGTACCCGAAGGTGGGGTAGGGGGTGAGCTCGGGGATGCGCGGCATCGTCTGAGGCACGACGACCTCGCCGCCGTTGTCGCGCAGGAGCGTGGCGTCGATGTCATGGTCGAGCTCGTAGAGCTGCGTGGGGCGGAAGGAGGGCAGCGCCTCGGTGGAGGCGAACTTCTCCCACGTGGTGGTCTGCTCGGCGTACTGGCTCTCGAAGGCGCCCTGGGCGACGGAGGTGAACCACCCGGCGACCATGTCGGAGGTGACGGCCTCGGTGACCCTGGGCGCCAGGCCGAGGGTCATCATGACGGTCTCCTTGACGATGCCCTGCGAGGAGGGCACGCCCTTGAGGGCGAGGTCGAGGTGGTGGGCGAACTCGTTGCGGTTCTCGCAGATCCTGCCCTGAATCATGGGTTACTCCTTTCCCGGTCCGCGGTCAGCGGGCGGTCGGGTCGAAGATGACGGGCACGACGTGCTCCGCCCCCTGCGCGGGCAGGGCGTTGTACAGGTATCCGACCTGGAAGCCGTCGGCCGCCTTGGTCGTGGTGATGGCGTGGCGGCCGTCGGTGAGCTTGTCGGCGTAGACGGGGGAGCCGACCTTGACGGCGCCGGAGTGCTTGACGCTCATCTTGAACACGCCGCCGCGAATACGCACGGAGGCATAGCCGGGGGCGTTGAAGCCGCCGGTGGGCTTGGTGGCGGGGATGTAGGTGCCGCCGGCGTCCTCGACGGCCTTGACGGCCTTCTTGATCTCCTCGGGGGTGGCGGCGATCTCGGTGACGAGGAGGCCGACGATGCTGCCGACCTTGACGACGTCGCCGATGTGGCTGTGGCTGTAGTCGGTCTTGCTGACGGGCAGGGAGAGGGTGTCGGTGTACTCGAAGACCTGGATGTCGGAGATCTTCCGACCACCGAACTCGTTGATTCCGATCATGGTGCTCCTCCTTCGCTCACTTTGCCCAGGAGGTGACCTGGACGTCGTCGCAGGTCTTGGCCGAGGCGTCCTCGCGGACGACGGGCGCGGGGGCGATGGCCTTGATGTAGGCGCGCTCGGCCTCGATGGCATCGTCGACACCCGCACCGCGCTTGACGGCCTCCATGACGCGGGCCCGGGCCTCCTTCGGCAGGTCCTCGGCCTCGGCGACCCTGGCGGCGGCCTCGTAGGGGTCGACGGCGGGCGTCTTCTTGGCGGCTTCGACGACCTTCTTCTCCTGGTCCGCAGCGAGCAGGGCTGCGGCCTCCTTGATGGCTGCGGGCATGGCGGCCGCGACGGCCTCCGACACCGCCTTGACGATTTCCTCCGGCTTCACGGCCTGTTCCTCCTGAACATTGGTGTTGGTGGGGTTGGACGGGGTAGGGGGGTTCTTGACGCGCCAGCGGCCGTCGGATTCCAGGACCTCCAGGACGGCGCCCTTGGCCCCGGCCCTGGTGACGAAGTCGACAGACTGGATTCCGGCCAGGACCGGCACGACGCCATCGGGGCCTATTTCCTCAACGGACCAGCCGTTGATCGACACCCCGATATCGGTCCACCGTTCGCGGATGATCCCGTTGACGGAGGGGTAGACCTTGATGTCGGCCTCCAGTGATCCGTCGGGCATGATTTCGGCCCCGGATTCGAAGACCCCGGCGAGGTCGCGCACGGATCTCTCTGGACGCTCCCAGTCCTCGGTCATCGTCTGGTGGTCGAAGAACATGTGAGTGCCGGGCGTGAACAGGGGCGCGGATTCGGCGAGGTTGGGGGCGGTGTACATGCCGGTGGATCCGCGTCCGGGCGCGATGATGCGGATGCGGTACCGTCCGGCGCCGTCGTCCTTCTCGCCCGGCTTCTTGGCCTCCAGCAGGGCGCTGCCCTGGTTGAGGCGGAAGTAGGTTCGCGTCATGTTTGTCCTCCCGGTGAACTAATATACAGCGCGGTGCATCAGGCGTTGGTCGTCTTGCCCTCGCCGTCGCGCGAGGAGTTCGTCCCGTCGGACAGTGGGCCGACCCCCGTGTTGCCGTCGTCCCTGCCCTGGTCCTCCTCGTCGTTGAACTGCTGCGGCTGCGGGGCGGACAGGTCCTCCCAATCGGGCAGTGTCGACACCGGCTTGGCATTGACGGGGGCGAAGCGGCGCAGGAACAGCTCGCGGGCCTCGACGCGGTGCAGGATGCCGTTCTGAAGGCCGAGCGTGACGACCTGGCCCCAGCGCTGAATGAGGTCGTTGGACAGGGGAGCCAGGTCCACCTCGGTCTTGAACCCGGCGGCCCGCAGAACCCGCTTGACGAGGTCTTTGTGCACCTGCCTCCGAAGCTCCAGGGCCTTGAACGTGGGTTCCTCCAGGGCGGTCTCGGCGCCCTGTCGTCCTCCGGCGGATCCGTCGGTGAGCAGGACGGACAGGGGCACGTCGAGGGCGGCGGCGACCATGGCGGCCAGGGGCGTTCCGGCGGAGAACTCGATCCCGGCCCCGGCCTTCGACACGGCCAGGAGGTCCTGGTCGGCGCCGAGCGAGGCGGTGGCCCCCGTGCCCTGGAGGGTGGACATCTTGTCGATGACCGCCTGCTGCTGGGCGGTAGTGGTGGACTTGACCTTGAAGGCGACGCGGGCCAGCGCCTTGGCCAGAACGTGGCCGGCCTCCAGGTACTCCTTGTAGGCCTGGGCCCAGTACACGGCGCCCATGAGGTCGGGCTTGCCCCACTGCTCTCCGGCGAGGCGGTTGACGCAGGCCACAACGAGCACGTCGGTCTTGTTGGTCTTGTAGCCGCCCTGGTCGACGACGTCGACACGGGGCTTGCCGTCGAGGATGACCCATTCGGGGTCGGGCAGCATCATCCTGGAGGGGTCCTCCAGGGGCACGGGCGTGATGAGCAGGGCGTGGATGTCGGCCTCTTCGAGGGCGTCCTCGGCTCGGGCGATGCCCTGCACGCGGGTGATGGGCACGGGGGCCACGTTCCCGCCGGGCGACACCCGGTAGATGACCATGCCGTCGGTGTTGAAGGCGGCCTCGTCGCGGACCCTGGCCTCCCGTCCTAGGAGGACGGCGTCGAGCCTCTCCTTGGCCCGCTTGGGGATCTTGCGGGGTTCGGGCACGTCCGTCCACATGTAGGCGTTGCGGATGTTGATGCCGCGCTTGACGATGGTGTTGTAGGTGGCCAGGCGCCGTGAGCGGATGGAGTGCTCCTTGATGACGCTCAGGGGCACGAGGTCGGATGCGCGTCCGGAGGGGTCGTACCAGCCGATGTCCTCCTTCATGAAGGACGCCCGGGTCAGGGCGTCGGCGGTGTCGGAGAACGCCCTGGCGGCGGACTCCATGGCCGCTTCGACACGGCCGTCGGTCCCGAACCGCTCCAGCCACCGGATGACGCCCACGGCCCCTCCTTCTTCTCGCCCACCTGTTTTGTTCCTCGGCAATACTATCCCGTCACGCCGGGGCGAATGACCAAGCCTCGTTGCCCCACTCGTCGATGATCAGGCTCTCGTCGACACGGGGCCCCGCGGGGGTGTCCAGGGTGAGTTCGAGGATCGGGTCCTTGCCGCCGCCGTCGATGACCTCGGCGGGCATGGAGGCGTAGCAGATGGCGTCGATGGTGTCGGGCGAGGACTCACCACGTCTCTTGAGCGAGTCCTTGGATTCGATGAGCAGGGCGGTGCCCCGGTACTCGTACTTGATGGTGCGGAACTCGTCGTACAGGCCGCGGGTGCGCTCGTCGGAGGTGTCCTCCGGGGGGATGGCCAGGGCGCCCTCGTTGATGAGCTCCGACACCGAGTCGTACATGGCGGCCCGGAAGTTGTACCACTTGAGCTTGTTGGGCGACGCGGCATTGCCGACGATCCAGCGCACGAGGGTGCCTTCGGGCAGGTGGTTGTCGAGGACGGCCTGCACGCCCCGACCCACGCCGACGGCGTCGATGCGAATCTCGTCGACACCGCCCAGTTCCTTGACCCGCTGCCCGATGAGCCTGGCGAGCTTGTTGCCGTCGTAGCCCTTGACCTTGTCGAGGATCGACACCCGCCCACCCCGGTTGAGGGCGATGACGGAGTAGTCGCCGGTGATGGACAGGCCGACATCGACGCCGAGCACCTTCCGGTCGTTCTTCTCCTCGAAGTCGTTGTACCCGTTCATCGACACGAGCACTCTTCCGAGGTTGAACAGGCCGTCCTCGCCGACGTCGGGGAACTGTGCGAGGACCTTGGCCTGCCAGCGGGGGTCGGTCTCACCCCAGCGAATGCGGGCGTCCTCGACCCACTCCTTCTGAAGAAGGTTGGTGCGAGCCCGCTCGGGCACGTCCTCGCCGGTGAAGTTGGGGGTGTCGAAGGCGGAGATGGTGATGAGGTTCCAGCGCCGGTCCTCAGGCGCCTTCTTGGACTCCTCGCGCCAGACCTTGGCCATGTAGGAGCCGGGGTCGTCGGGGTTGGCGATGGCGAGGATGCGGGCGTTGGCGTTGGTGGTGATGGCTTCGACGGAGGTGAAGATCGACTCGGGCACACCCCCGGCCTCGTCGACGACGACGAGGACGTTGGTGGCGTGGATGCCCTGGAAGGTGGATTCGTCGTAGTCGGAGGGCTTGCGCCCGAAGGCGGTGGGGGTCTTGTAGCCGGGGAAGGTCCATGACGCCTTGGCGGTGATGTTGCCGGGCATGCCGGCCTTCTGGCGAACTTCGTCGACGTAGCCCCACATGACGTTGGCGACCTGGTTCCAGGAGGGGGCGGTGGTGATGATGCGGGTTTCGGTGGGTGCTGTATCCTTGGTGTCGAGCCACCACCCGATCAAACGTGACGCAAGCCACGTTTTCCCTGAACCGTGACAAGAGGCGACCATCGTCCGCTTGTTGTTTATAACGGACGCCAATGCCTCGCGCTGCTTGGACCACACGTGCTCCCCCAGGCGCTCCTCCACCCAGGCCACCGGGTCCCGGGCCAGACGCTCCGCCCGAGCGCCCTCCTGGAACTGAGCAGCAACAGCGTTGAAGTCGATGACAGGCATCTCAGAGCTCCATCGGCGCGGTCGCCTCAAGGATCTGCGCACTGGCCTGCGTGGCCTGCGCCAGCCAGGTCTCCCGGTTGGCCTCCAGCTCCTCGCGCCCGGCCATCGTGAGCATCGGCCGAAGCCTCGCCTCCAGGGCCTCGACGACGGAGCGGGTGAACGACACGATGACCTCCACCTGCTTCGTCTCGATGACCCGCACCTCGGTCTGGATGCGGGTCTTCTTCAGGCCCATGAGCTCGCTGGTCTGGTCGATGGCCTTGAGGATCGAGTCGAAGTACTTGGGGTCGCCCTCCGGGTTGGCCAGGAGGGCGGACTGCACGCGGGCGTCGAGCATGCCCAGCACCCGGTCGAGGCGGGCCATCTGCTTCATGAGGCGGGCGTGCTCGCTCAGCATGGCCTGCCCGGTGTAGTACTCCTCCTCGATGCGGAAGACCTGGGCCTCGCTGAGCCCCGCCTGGTGGGCGACGTCGCCGCGGGTGCCCCCCTTGACGAGGGCGTTGATGACGAGGTTCCGCTTGGCCTCGTCGACCTGCCCCTCGGTCACCCCCGTCCGGGCGACGACGCCCTCGGTGGGGGGCGGTGCGTCGACGACGCGCCTAATAGCGGCCCGCCCGTTCGATGGCGTCTTCGCGGGCCTGGACTGCGACCCGGTCCGCCGTGGCCTCGAGCTCGGTGAGGAATCCACTAAGCCTTTCATCGTCCACCTTCCCCTTCCAGTGAACCCCGGCGATGAGGCCGAGGGTGAGTCCTGTGAGCAGCGCTATGATCGCGACGGCGGCGAGCATCAGGAGGAGCCCTTCATGACGGCACGGCGAAGGCACGCGAGCTGCTCCTCGGTGAGATACGCGCCCAGATCGAAACTTCCCGCGCTGACCTTGTTGGCCGTGATGGTGCCGATATGGAGTCGGGGGTTGCTCGGCAGCAGCGTGTCTGCCCGTACCTTGCTGGCGTCCCATTCCATGCCCCGAGTATAGGGCAGCCCCCGGCACCGTCCGCTGGTGCCGGGGGCCGGGATGCCGTCTCCCGGGGAGATGCTCTCACCCCGTCGGGCGTCTGTCAAGCCGTCACATCGCGAACCCGAACCTGTTGGCCCAGGCCCTCAGGCCCTCGTCGGTGTCGAGCGAGGGCTCATCCTCCTCGGGCGGCGGGGCGATGGCGTCGGGCCGGATGACCACGATCTCCTCGTCCTCCTGCGGCGAGGGGACGGAGGGTGCGCTGAGCTCCTTCTCCTCTTCCGGCTCCTCGGGGGCCGCAACCCGTTCGCCGTCGGGGGTGATCGTCCCCTCCCGGCGGGCCTGCGCCTCGTCGGGGCGCAGATCGACACCGAGGATGACGTCGCGCAGGATAGTGTTGATGTCGAAGTCCTCGAAGTACTCGGTCAGGGCCAGAAGGTCCTCAAGGTCGATCATGCCGCGGCTGAGGTGTCGGGGCAGGCGGCCCACGGACTCGTACCCCAGGACCCTGCCCGACTCCCTGACCGAGATCCCGTGGTCGAGGATGAACTCGCGCAGGAGGCTCTTGACTCGTCGAACCTGGTCCTGGCGACGCAGGGTGTTCTCCGAGACCTCCCCGTGGGCGATCTGCGACCTGCGCTCCCTGGCCTTGGCGAGGATCTCCGCTCGTCTCTCGGCTCGGTCGATCATGTTGTGTCTTCCTCTCTTCCGGGCCCGTTACGTCCCGGGCCTCGGTCTCAATATACTGTGCTCCCCTATTTTCTGCAAACGGGTGCCCCCGGTGCCGTAGACGGTCGACACCGGGGGCGTGCGGGGGAAGAGAGATGAGAAGCCCGCCCCAACAGGGTACTACACCTTCAGCCCTGCCACGAGGTCAGCGCGCGACGTGATGCACCCCGCCGCCCCCTTGCGGGTCCCCTCCGCCGCCTGGGCCACCGAAGCGGGGATGTGGGCGATGACCGGCTTGCCGGTGGCCACCAGCGGCGCCCACACGTCATCCGACGCATCCCACTCCATCGACAGGAAGTCCAGGTTCGTGCCCTGGACGAAGTCCGGGTACCAGGTCTGACCCCGGTTGCGAGCGTAGGCGTAGCCCCACGTCGCCCACCCGGCCTGCTTGACCTTGGCGAACAACCAGCCTGCGTCAGCGAACACCTTGATGATGACACGATCCTTGTACGGGGCGAGCAGGGCCAGGTACTCGTCCGACCGGGCCATCTCCGTCTTGGGGTCGAAGATCGTCACGTGCGTGGCGCCGTAGGTCGCCAGGTAGTCCTTCAGCGTCACCGGCGTAGCCTCCGGGCGCCCGGCGAAGGCCGCCTGGACCTGGGCCCAGGTCATGTCCCGAATGGGCGTTGACGGGCCTCCCAGGCGCGCCAGAGTGGAGTCGTGCGACGCGAGCCACACCCCGTCGGAAGTTCGGTGGCAGGAGATCTCCAGGGCGTCGACACCGCACTCCGCCGCCCGGGTGTACGCGGCCATGGTGTGCTCCACGACATCCCCGGCTTCGCTCATGCCCCGATGCCCGACGACGATCCCCTTTCGCTCCTTCAACGCCGAGGCGGACCGGGCCCCGTAGGGCATGATCGACACCCCCGCCCGGGTGGCCTCGCCCCCGAACCACAGGGGCACCGTCGCCCCGTCGAGGTTCTCGCCCCCTGCGCCCGCGGCCCCGACCACCAGGCCCACCTGCGCCCAGGCGGCCGGAGGATTCGCCCCGGCCCCGTCCGGGACCGATGCCGCCGGACCGAGTACGGCGCGCATCGCAGACCAGGATTCCGTCGTCGACACGTCCGCCAGCCCGTCGGCCACCACGGCCCCGCCCTCAAGGGTCCAGGCCGCCATCCTGTTGTCCTTGGTGCCGTGGGCCGCCGACACGAGCAGCCGGGCCGTAGCGGGGGCGGCCGCCGTGGCCAGGGCCGCGCTCCACTGCCCGACGGCCGCCCTGTCGGCGTCGACACCGGCCAGGACGACGAGCACGGCCCTCTGCCTGGCGGTCCACGCCTTCGTCTTCACCCACCACTCCACGCCGCGGGTGTCCACGGGCGAGGTCACCTTCTTCACGGCGACGTAGCCGGAGCGGTTGGTGCCGGGGATCGCGTTCTGCCAGGTCCCCGTCCACCCCTCGGGCACGGGTGAGGGCGTCGGGTCGGCCTGGAGCTGGGCGGCCATGATGAGCACGGCCAGGTCCCCGGGCTCGGCGGCGGCGGTGAGGGGGTCTCCGACACCCGCCTGGGCTCGCCCCAGGGCCGAGGAGCGCACGACGACACCGCCTTCGAGGGCGGCCCGCTCCCGCAGCACCATGGTCCCGGAGCGCGTTCCGGCAGGGGCGTGCTCGCCGGTGCGCAGGGTGATGACGGTGCCGGTCCCGGTGAGGGCGGGCAGGAGCCCGCGGATGGCGTCAGTCTCGGTGCGGAGGGCGAACCTCCTGTCGGCTCCGGGGCGCGAGTAGACCTCGTACGCGGTCATGGCTCCTCTCCGTTCGTATACTTATACAGGCGCCGGGGGTGCATGAACACCCCCGGCGCCGTCGCGTCAGCCTTCGGAGCCGGGGTCGTAGACGTGCGCCAGGGCCAGGATGTTGGCGAGGGCCCCGGCGGCCTGGGCGGCGGCCTCGGCCCACTGCCGGGCGTCGTCGGCGGTCCAGAATCCGAAGGCGGCCCCGACGGCGAGGGCGGCCGCCACGAGGGCGTAGACGGCCTTGCGCTGGGGGGCGGTGATGGTGACGGCCTTATGACTGGTCATGGGTTCCTCCTGGGTTGAGTGAGCGGATGGGTGGATGGGGGCTACCACAGTCTACCGGTGCCCGCCGTGGAGGCGTTCAGCGCCCGCTGGAGGGCCGCGACGGTGCTGGGGCCGTCGACTCCGTCGATCCAGTCGCCCCACTCCCAGCCGTCGGGCACGTACTCGCGGTGCCAGGCCCACACAAGGAACTGGAACGCCTTCCACGTCCTCTCTCCGTCGACGCCGTCGACCTCAAGGGCGGGGGCGCCGATCAGGTTGGTCAGGTGGCCTGCCCCGACCGCCCCGTTGAGGAACCGCTGGAACGCCTCGATGCAGGTGGACCCGTCGTCGTCGAGCACGCCGTCGATGGGCGTTCCCATGACCTGCTGGAATCGGGCCACCGTCCGCGACCCCCACTGCCCGTCGACGTCGAGGAGGTCCTGACCGTCGGGGGCCGTAGGGCGGGGCCGAGCAGATGGCGCGGGGGCGCGGCGCGGGGCGGACGGAGCGGAGGAGGAGTCGATGGCGTACGCCCTGAAGTCGTCCTCGGAGCCGTGGAAGACGTCGAGGTCGAGGTCGTCGTCGTAGCCGGGCACACGGCCGTGGCCCGTGTACTGGTGCATCTGGGCGGTCCATGACCCGTCCGACCAGGGGCCCTTGTCCCACCCCGTAGGGGCGTCGTCGGCGTACTGGGCGGCCCACGTGCCGCAGCCGTACTGGACGGCGAGGTCCCACGGGTAGGAGCCGGAGGAGGCGTAGAGCATGACGGGCTTGCCGGTGGCCCGCTGCACGCGGTCGATGATGATGCCCAGGTAGGCGAGGTTGCCCCAGGCGATGTTGTCGTCGGCCTCCCAGTCGATGCACCACATGACCCGGTTGAAGTGGCCGGTGGCCCTCACGGCGTCGAGGAACCTGTCGGCCTCGGCCTCGGCGTCAGAGGCGGTGGCGCTGTCGCCGCCGCCGACGTAGTGGTAGACGCCGACGGGCTTCCCCAGCGCGACGGCCTCGTCGAGCTGCGCCTGATGATGCTGGTTGGTGAACGCGAACCTGCCCGTGTCTTGGGTCACCATGACGATGGCGAAGTCCGGGTCGACGGCCGCCATGCTCATCCCCGCCTGGTAGTTGGAGATGTCGACACCCAGCAGCGGCCCCGGCTTGCCGCCGGACGGGGGCGCCGGAGCGGGCGCGGCTGGTGCCGGCGGTGCGGAAGGTGCGGGGGCCGAGGAGGCGGCGGCGTACCGGTGGCAGGAAGTCCACGCGCCGCGCTGGGTGTAGATGTGTGAGCTGTAGGGGGTGAGCCTGGTCTCCGAACCGGTCTGGTCGCCGACGGCCCCGCCGGTGATCTCCCCGCGCTCGTCGATCCACGCCTCCGCCAGGACCGGATCAGAGGGGTTGTCGTCCACGACCATGGCGACGTGCCCGACACCCCCCTCGTCCTTCGAGGACAGGACGACGTCGCCCTTCCGGAACCCGCCGTCGGGCGTCATGGCGGCGTCGTCCCAGTGGACCTCACGCCACCCCCGCGCCTCCAGTTCGGAGCGCATCGACCCCGTCCACGTGGACGCGGGCAGCAGACGCGGGTCGCCGTCCGCCGCGTCCGCGGGCACGACACCCGCCGCCCGCAGGCCGAGGTTGCACGCGGCGGCGACCATGGCCGAGCAGTCCGAGTCCACGGCCCCGGTCAGCCGCGGCGTACTGACATAAGACAGGTCCCGGATCTCCTCCCTGGTCCCCTGGTCGTAGCCGACACCCCCCTTCTCATCGGTGGCGCACCAGTACGCCATCCTCGCCGCGGCCTCGTCACCAACAACACTCACGTCGTCCTCCTTCTTTCCTCGTCCTTATGTAAAAACGGCTTGCGCAGTCAGGGCTTGACGGGCAGCGCCGTCGACAGGGCCCCCGGAGCGGCCTCCTTCGCCTCCATGAGCCACCCCTCGATCGCCAGCCCCGCCGCCTTGGACGCCGCCCTGGCGGCATCGACATGCGCCGCCGTCGTCATGCCCGCCCACCACAGCCCCGGCTTCTCCGGGTGGTTCTTGATGGCGGCCAGCACCTCCGGCTTGGAGGTGTCGTTCGACCGGCAGGCGATCATGTCCACGGCCTTCAGGGCGCCCACGTCCTCGGCGGTCCACGGCCCCGACGGCTTGTACGCCAGGCGGGGCAGCACCTTCAGCGCCGCATCCGCCTTCGCCTTCTGCCTGGCCGCGTTCAGCGTCCCGTTGGTGGCGACGATGACCCGCTTGGCGGCCGCCGCCCCGTAGCGGGCCAGCAGGTACTGCATCATCTTCTGGTCGTACACCCAGTAGTCCGCGATGATGTCGTTCGACGTGTCCATGCACTCCACGATGATCGGGGTGCGGGCCGGGGCGGCGTCCAGGATGTCGAGCGCCTCGCCCAGGGTCGCCACGACGCCGTTCACGTCCTCGACGGCCTTGAGCTGTGCGATGGTGGACTGGTTGATGCGCACGGCCGCACCGCCGCCCTTCGGGGTGATGGACGACACCGTGGACGTCACGAACCTGTCCGCGCCCTCGTCCTTGCTCATGCGCACCGGCAGGGCCGCGGACCCCCTCACGGCCGCGCCCTCCGGCAGCTGCGACAGCGCCCCCTGAAGCGCAGTGGCCGACAGCGCCCCCCACTTCACGCCCCAGCGCGCGTCGCGCACGTCGGCCATCGCCCCCGTGGGCCGAGGGTTGGGGCCGGGCGGAGGGGGCGGTGCTGCCGGGCGGACGACGACAGGCCCCTTGGCGATGATCCACTCGCGCAAAGAGGCGACGCCCTCGATGATCCTGTCCGCCAGCTCGACGCCGAACGCCTGCGCCCCGGCCACGTTCACGTGCGTCTCGTCGTTCATGAGCCACAGCGCCCGGGTCCCGCTGGCCGGGGTCTTGCCGACGGCCCCCCGCCCCGACAGGACCGCCGTCCTCCTCGACACCGGCGCCGACGGCAGGAACGACGCCAGGTAGGGGTCGGCGGCGTCGGGGTTCGAGCTCGGGACCCAGGCGTCAGCCACGACCTCGTAGTTCACCCCGTCGTAGCAGATGACCTCTCCCTGCGACCAGTGCCGGTTGGGGCTGGTCGCGGGGTCCCACCGGGTGGCCGGGCTGGTCGCGACGCCGAGCCAGTCACTGAACCAGATCCCATTCGTGAGGCCCCCGGCGAGGTCCACGCCGTCTTTGACAGCGTGGACGTTCTTGTGCGAGGAGCCCGCGTAGGTGCGGTACTCAGAGGTGGGCTGGGGCCCGACGACGATGATCGGCAGGGCGGGGGCCCGGTCCCTGACGCGAGTGACGAGAGCCTGCACCGAGGCCTTGATGGCGGCCGGGCCGGAGGCGGGGTCGGCCGGGGTGGGCGGCTGGTCGATGGCCCAGTTGTCGTTGACGGAGCCGACGACCACCAGGAGGGACGGGTGGGCGTCGAGGACGGCGTCGATTCTTGACGGAGAGCTGAAGAAGCCGACGCCTGCGGGTGCGGGGGTCGGAACATGGGCCCACCCCGTGGACCCCTGCCCGCTGACCGCGGCCCCGACACCGAGCCTCTTGGCGGCGATCTGGGGCATGGTCGCCTCCTCGGGGGCCCCGCCTTCGCCTCCGGCGCCGGGGGTCATCCAGGAATCGCCGATGAACCCGACGACGAGGGCGGTGGGCACGCCGGGGCCCCCCTGACGGGGCAGCATGTTCGACAGGAGCAGCTGGGCCCGCACCTGCTCCTTGAGGGTCCCTATCTCGGCCCCCTGGGCGATCTGCGCGCTGGTGAGGGCGTTGACGTCGGCCTTGGGTGCGAAGCGGTTGTCGGCTCCTGTCTTCGAGTACACGTCGTAGGTGGTCATGGTCGTCGGGGGTCCTCGTTCGTCGTCGTCATGGTCGTCGGGGGTCCTTCTCAGCCCACGACGACGATGTTGTCGTTGCCGGGGGCGGGGTCGAGGTTGAGCACGTCGCCCTCGCCATCGAGGGGGGTGATGGTCAGCCCGGGCGCCGGCCCCGGCGTTGGTGGAGGCGGCTGGGGTGTCGCCGCGCCGCCCTCGGCGAGCTGGAGCACGACGGGGTTGTTTCCGGGGGCCGGGGCCGTGAGGGCCGCCGTGTACGCCTTGCCGCCCGCCAGGAGGGTCGCCGTGATCGTGTCGCCCTCGTGGGCGGGGATGTCGACATGGGGCAATGAGGGGGTGGCGACGGGGGTGCGGAAATCGGATGCCGCGCTGGTGGCGGTCGACACCCCCGGGGCGGGGTCCTTCTCCGGGAAGAGGAACGCGGGCGAGGGGTCGTCGGCGTAGCGGCCCTCGTAGGCGATCGACACCGGGCCGTCGATTCGCGGGGCCGGGTCGGCGGCCTCGACACGAAGGGTTACGAGGCCGCCTGCTCGGAGGGCGGGAGGCGCCGGGCTCGGCGGCTTGACCATGATCCGCATGACTGGAGAGTAGCACGGGGACGCGACACCCCCTCCTCCCGTCCCCGCCCTCCTTCTTATCACCGCGCGCGGGCGTGCGTACGCGGGCGCGCGATTATATCCGGGGTTGGCGGTCTGTCAAGGGGCTTGTCGACACCGCCCTGGTTGTTCGACACCCCCTCCTGCGGGGCGGTGCGCGTGGAAGGGCGCGGAAGGGCCGAGGGCCGGGCTGTGACTGGCGGGAGTCTTGGGGTGGAAGAGGGGGAAGGGGAGGAAGGGGTTCGCACAGTAAACAGAAAATCAATACGCCCCTGGGTTCCCCTTCGGGGCATCGGCACCCCCTCCCCCTCCTGAAGGGAGGAGAAAACGGAAGGGGATCGTCACACGAGCAACAGGGGCATCTGTCTTCGGAAAACCATAATTCTTGGGGGTGGTTGGTGATGTTTGGTGTTATCTGGTCACATGCGTAACAGAAAGGGGCGGCGAGGGTGAGGGGCGAAGAGGGGTTGGGAGGGCGTGACGAAGGTTACATTATTCATTTCAAGCGTTGGGAATGATACGCAAGAGCTGTTGCAGGTTGTGAAAGGGTTCAAGGGGGTGTAACTAAAGGGGGGTTCTGTTAGGCCCGACTAACCACGACTCTTCGTTGGATGGGAGGGGGGAAAGAGGGGTGGGGGGACTTCCGTCCTATGTGACGGGTGGTGTTGGTGAGAAGGGAGGGAAAATGTACCTCGATGTGGGGTGGGCCACGTTTATGCATGCGTGGATAAAATCGTGCATAAACATTTGGAAACACTCTGCTAGTGAGGGGCGACGGTTTTGACGGATTGGTCGACACTCTGCTACGTGAGGGTTGAAGTCGGGGGTTAAGGGGCGCAGGGTGCGGGGAAAGATGAGCGACCTCACACCCGCGTGCCACGCCCCGTCGTTGAGAGCATCCGATTTCGCCTCCGCCGCTGCGTGGCTCACATCACATTGATTTCTCCCTGCGCGCGCACTAGAATGCCCCGCTCAAAAATCCCCCGGTATGTAGACAGTCTACTAAGTAAATTGTCATAATATACCTTATCGGCACCTTTCCCTACGGTGCCAACGATAGGTCCCCATGGCAGAGACGCCCGTCCTCCGCCAAATCGAAACGCTACATCCTGCTACACTCACTGTGCTCTTGCTCACATACGTTCTGTCAAGACACGTGACTCACCGCACACAAACTCACCCTTGCGTTTCCCTCCCTATGGTGCTATCACGCGCGCGTGCGCGTATGCGTGCCCATGCCCATGGGGGCACAGATACCCCCAGGGCTCGCTGTAAGCCACGCTGACGGCCTAACGCACGTACCCCGGTATGACTGCCTAGGGGTAGGGGTTCAGGCCGTTCTAGACACCGTACAGCGACGATTCGGTCTTGTACTGATACAAACCGCGCAGCTGGGCTATTTCGACGCTCGTCTAATGAGCACCGAGCCGGGGCCGGGGTCTACAGAAATCGAGGTCAAATATTGTGAATTGTGGCCCAGGACACACTCAAATATTGTGAACTGTGGCCTACGTCACAGTCAGGTAAGAGATAGAAAATAGTGAACTGTGGCCTACGTCACATTAAGCCCCGAATAGAAAATAGTGAACCATGTTATGGAGAATTATGCTTCACTAATTTCTGTCTTTCTTAATCTCTATCATTATCTATCATCTATCATCTATCATCATCTATCATCATCATCATCATCATCATCTATAACGAATATAATCCATTATGCACTCAACCGTATACTTATGCATATGACCCAGAACACAAACCAACTTTTTTGGGACGATTTTTCACTACTTTCTATCCTCCCCAATCCATCCTTTTCATACCCCCACGCGTGCTTGCTACTCACGCATGCACATAACAACGTTATCTTCAACACTCATCCCCTGTGATCCCCATCTCATTTCCCATATCATACTTCCTCCGTCCTGTCTACCCCCATTCCTCCGTATCCTTCGTCACACTTCTCCTCCCCGAGGATGATACGCCTGACGTAATACCACGCCACACGTACCTACGTCACGCACAGTATGTTTCGGTCAACCGAAACTTTCGCCTTAACCCGAAGGAGGTTTCGGGACTTTTGTCCCTTGCCTTACCCCCATCCTTGTGCATCCCCGCTTCTATGTGCTCTAGGTCACGCGCTGGCGAGACGAGCGCGCGTGCGACGCAGGAGCACGCACGTGAGGCAGCCAGGCGCATGTCGACTCCCCGCCCACAACCAGGAGAGAGAGAGAGTCCGACATGCGCCAGGGCTGACTCTCTCGCTCCGCTCGATCGTCCCCTGCCCCGCCCGCCCCCGCCCGACTCAGACTGAGACGCAAAACACACTACTTTCCTCCCTTCTCCCTCTTGACTCCTACTCGCCCCAGGAGTACATTTATACCCGTCAGCAAGGAGCACCGATCGAAAGGAACACCGAGATGAACCCCCGCCTCACCCCCGCGGCCCAAGCCCTGCGCACCGAAATCGTCTGCCGCTACAGCACACTCTTCACGCACAGCGCGGCCTACCGGGCCTTGTACCTCCGCCTGCCCCGCGTCGACCCGTACGGAGACGCCGCGCACTTGATCGGCCGTCTGCGCGATGAGAGTGACGGCCCGGCCCACGCGGGCCACATCCTGGACGCCGTTGCCGCCTCGATCCCGGCTTACGTCCTCGAAGAGCTACGCGTCGACGCCGACAGCCTGGCCGCGGCGCTCAAGGCCGCCGCCCCGGCCCGGCCGGTCTATGAGTGGTAGGCCGCCCCGCCCTTACTGGCCCGGATGGTCGCACCGGGGGTTCGAATCCCCCGGCGGGCGCGATGACAAGTACATAGTGCTAGTGCGCTCAAGAGGATGAGCATCTGTCGACTCCGCCATCCGGCGGCCGTCACTCCCGGTTTGAACCTCAAACCTAAAAGAGACGCAGAACACAGATTTAAGAGTAGACATTCCCCAGCGAGCGCGCTAGACTAGAGTCATCACAAGGGAGGAAGAGAGAAGCGGAACCCCACCGACCATCTCATCCTTACCCCGGGAAGATTGAGAACTACATAGTCGCGGTAATGCAATAAACGGTTAAAAATTACCGCGAGCGGCCGGTAGGCCAGACGTGCTCCGTGCCATAAGGTCATGAGGACGGCCCCGCCAAGCCGACGACGCATCGCGCCCCGCCACGAAGCGGGACGACGATTTCCGTCGGCCGGGACGAACCGAAATGATTTTAGGTGTGAGATGAACGGAGATAAATCGAAGTATACGGCCGGGTAAACGGGAGCGGGCGCCTCAGAAGCGCCCCGGCGCACCGTCGTGCGCGAGACCACGCCCTCAGAAGCGTACCCGGCGCCCATAATCATCCCCACCATTCACCCACCCTCACAACTGAAGGGAGAACAACAATGAACACCACGACCGTCAGCTTCACCGTGCCCGCCTATCAGGCGGAGTACTCCGACGGGCGCTACCGGGACGCGATCCCGGTGAGCGCCGACGACCTGCCGCTGGACGTCATTATCGATTTCTACCGCGCCCAGGAGCAGTCCACTCCCGACGCCGCCGCCGATGCCGCGGCGCTGCTCCTGAGGCAGATCGGTGACCGGGCACTGGACAGCCGCATCATCACGGGCGGCGCCTGCGCCGTCGCACTTGCCGCGTCGGGCGCCCTGCGCGCCGCGGGGCCCGCCGTCGATCCGGAGTACGTCTGGAGTGCCGCCGCGGACGCGGAGCACCGTCTTCAGGAGCACTCCCCGTGGGCCGATATGCAGGAGTACGTGGTCCTGCCCTATGACACGCGGGCGGAGGAGATCGTGGTCCTCTGCGGTGAGTGCTCGGCCTATCTGTCCAACGCGGAACGGCCCGAAGACGACGACTACGCCGCCGCGCTGGACGCCGTGGACTGCGATGTCCGCGCCGCTGAGCGCGCCCCGCTCGCCCCACGGCTGCGGATGCACTACGGCGTGATCGAGGCCGAGAACACGGACGGCGTCTGCGAGTGCTGCGACCGCGATCTCTTCGACTCGCCCGACGACGGGCGCGCCCACGTCTGGGCCTACTGACCGTAGGCCCTATCAGCCCGGCCGCCTGGAGCGGAGGCAGCAGCGCGGTTCGATCCCGCGCCCGGGCCCTAATCTGACAGTCTTCGTCATTCACACCCATCCGAGAGGAATCGAAAAATGAACACCGACCGTCACCCTCACTCCCACTTCGCCGTGACTCGCGAGCGGGCCCGTAAGCGGCAGGAGTGGCTCAGGAGTGTCCTGCCGCACGAGATCGGGCAGTTTATCGAACTGTCCAGGTCTGGGAATATCTTCTATCGCGGTGTCTGCATCGCTGAGTTCCTGGGGGACGACACTAGCATGATCGTCACCAACGATGACCGAGTTGTCTACACGAGCGACCATGAGGCTCTCATCCGAGTCTTCCGCGGAGTTTTCTTCCCCGCGGACTATGACAACGCCCGCGACGCCCTGGACGCCCATGAGGCGCGCCGCCGGGCTTGGGAGGCCGGTGACGACGCCGCGGCGGCCAAGGCCGAACGCACCCTCCGCCGGCTGCGCCGGGAGCCCATTGTGGCCGGATGACCGCCGACCATCGCTATCACCCGCCAACCCTTATACCCCGCGCAAGCGGGGATGCGCCTGAAAGATCGGCGCTCAACCAACCGAAGAGAGATGGAACCATCATGAACCGCCGCAGCATCATCCTGCCCGCCGTTGCCGCGGGGAGCGTCGCGCTCCTGTCCGCCGTCGGGATCGCGTCCGCCCTCGCCCCGTCGCACACCACGGCCCCGTCCGCTGTCGTGACGACGACGCAGGAACCGGCCGGGGCCGCCACCGAGCACTTGGCCCCGAGGTGCTTCGAGACGTCCACGGCGGGAGCCCAGGACTGCGCGTGGGTGCGCGTCGCGCTGTGCCTCACCGATGAGGACGGGGATGACGCGATCCCCGCGTCCTATGACGGCTGTTACTGGGACGCCGACGCCCGGGGGAACCACGAAGGCGCCAGTTACGTCATCTGGCGCGGGGGACGGGGCTGACCCGCCCATCTAACCCACCAGCCCCGGGAGAGAGGATCGCCGCGGCTCACTGCCGCCCCGGGGCACGATGCCGTGAACCGCACGGCTCAGGAAGAGAGAGAGAGAGAGAGAGAACGATGGCCGAGACCATCTACTGCAACCTGACGCCCCATGCCCTTAAGGTTCGCACGCTGGACGGGAGCGCGATCACCATCGCCCCGGATGAGCGAGGCGCCGCCCGGGTTATCTATGACCGCCTGCCCCCGGAACAGGTCCGGGTCGACGGCCACGATATCTCTGTGGCCGTCGCCGGGAGCCCGCGGGAGATCATCGGCCTGCCTGATCCCGAGCCAGGCGTCGTGCTCATCGTCGCCAAGGCGGTTAGTGACGCCGCCCCGGCCGGACGCGGCGATCTGATGAGTCCCGGGCGCCTGCTCCGGGACGAGGACGGAACCGTCATCGGCTGCGACGGGCTGACCCGTCGCGCCTGAACCGAGCCGCGGCGGGACGAAACTCCAATACGCCCGCCCAACTCATTAGCCCCGGGAGGAGGACTCCTACCCGTTCGCCGCGGGCCCGGGGCGCGAAGCGCGTCATCCGACGCGTGCACATGAGAAGAGAGGAAAACTCCAATGAACCCCACTGTTGCGAACATCGTCGAACAGGCCCGTATGGGCTACCTGGCGCTCCGAACCGGGGACTACCGCGACCTTAGGCGCGCCGTCGACCATCTGACGGCGTTCCCGTCGGTTCCCTTCGGGATCATGGCCCGGCTTGCCGCGCATGACCTGGCGCCCCAGGAGGCCAATGACGCGCTCGTAGCCGTGCGCGTGCACAGGGATGACGTATTCGAGCCGGCTGAGGACGGTCTGCGCCGGGAGCTTGAGGACGTGCTCACCGAGACCACGATCGGGCACTGAGAGAGAGGAACACATAATGAACGCGAAGGCTGGATTCGAGGCGTGGCGGGAGAAGAATCTCCGACTCCCGTTCCCGGACGAGTTCCGGATTATGAGCGACGGGAGCATGAAAGCGATCTGGAACAATATCGAGAGCGGCTGGTACTCCTTGTTCGCATCCTTCACGTGGGACGCGGACGGGCGTCCCGTCGGGGGCACGATGGAGGAGGAGGCGATCGGGCAGCCGGATT